AAACCGTTGTTGTCGTATTGCGTGTAGATCCATTCTTTAAGCTCTCCTGTATCAACAGGCACAAGAATTCTAGCAATTCTAGCTGTGTCTTCTGTAGCCTTGCGCACTGTTTTAGCAATTTTTTCTCTAACAGAGTCAGGCAAATCTTTTAGCTGCTTAATCAGCTTTTTATCGCCAGAAATTCTCATTGAGCAACACCACGCTCTAATAAAAACTCTAGCAAAGAACCTTTACGGTCGACTTGAACAACGCTTTTTATTGCCCACGTGTGGCCTCGAACTACAACTCTATCAGCGTGTGTAATGTCTGCGGTCGAGCTGTCTTTTCTTAGACGCATAGTAGCTGTAACGACGTCAGAAAGCTCGCCGCCTTGAATTGCTTCTTTACCTAGTCTTTCAACAAGATCAGCACTTCGAGTTACCAAGCTTTCCCAGCCTGAATAAATGTTGCCATAATCGTCAATTGAGCCAGAAGTAAGACGTTGAAATACAGCGCTCTCACTTAAACGTCCAGCATTAGCCATACCAATAAGCCCTTTCAGTGCTTAAAAGCTCTTCAAACCCAAACGGAGTGCTTTGCAATCTATCAGTAGTTGTGTCTTCGCGATTTTCGTACCAATGAGATACTAGCATTAGCAAAGCGTGACGAATAGTTTCAGGCACATCAGTTGTGGCAGTGCCGTAGCCTACTGTGTATTCTATAGCAATAGCGTCTGGACGAGTTTGCGCGACTGGCCACGTAAAACCTGCTTTGACTTTTACGTACTTATAGTAAGACGGGCCAAGTACTTGATAGTCAGATAAAGTGGCAGTTTGAAGTGCGCCGTCGCTGTCATAATACTTAACTGCTGTTAAAGTAATAGTCGGAGACATTAGCATGTTAACTTCATTTGGGTTATTTTCCACCCATTGACGCCAAGTTTGCGTAATCATGCACTTGCCAAGAGTACCTTGCGCATCAGTAAAAGCAACCGCTGCTGCGATCAAGCGCGTGATTAGTGCGTCATCATCATCTGTCTCAACTCTCATTTGAGCCTTGGCTTCAGCAAGAGTGATTGGAGTTGTTGATGGTGCAACAATCCGTTCAAGTGCTTGAAAACTTTGCAGCGATTGTGCCATTATTTTGCAGCTTTCTCAACTTTGAGTTTTGAAATTGCGCGTTCAACTTTGTCTTCAACAACAACTTCTGCAATCCCAGCTTCAATGTAGCGAATAGCTGTAGCGTCAGGATACTCAACAATATCATCCCTATTGTGAGCAAAATCAGCACCAGCCATTGACGTAAGCATTTTGATTTTCATGATAAACCCCAAAAGGTAGTGGGTGGGCCATCACAGCCCACCCGATATTTACTAAGAAGCGGCAGTGATCAAGTGTTTGATCCCAGCGCTGTTGCCGATAACACCGTCGAAACGGATCAAACCAGCAATGCCTAGGTCGGGCCAGAAGCGCTCACGCACAACTGTCACAACTGGCGCACCAACTTTGCGAACGTAAAACTTCGACATATCACCAAAGATCATAACCTTTTTAGCTGCTGCTAAACTATCTATAGCTTGGTTGACGTAGTATTTGTAGCCAAGAATAGAACCAGGAACGCCTACTTGGTAGTTGCCCATTTGCCACAAGTAGTTGCCATTCCCATCTTTTAGCTTGCGGATAGCAGAAAGTGTGCTGTCGTTAAACATAAAAGCTGCTTTTGGCGATGAACGGTAAGCAGGGTCAACAGAATGCAGCAAGTTGATGATCTCGTCAGCAGTTACAGCAGCGGTTGCGGCTGCGGTGATACCGAGTGAAGAACCCGTTACGACGCCTTGAACGTCAGACGAACCCGAACCAGTTGTCAGTTTGCTGTTGGCGATGCGGCCAAGGCGTTCACCTAACAAAGTTCCAAGAATTGGTTCCATGTTAAAGATGCTGTCTTGTGCCAGCTCATAAGACCATTTAACCCACTCTGTGTCAAATGCATATGCGCCAAGAGTTGCTTGACCAAAGGTAACGTCTTTGCCAGCATCGTCGGTCAAAGCAGTGCCTTCAGTGTGTGCTACAGCAGTCACAGCAGTGTCGTTAACTGTTGGGATGTTGAAAGTCGCACCAGACGAAGTGTTCAGAGTTGTGCAAATATCGTCAGTGTACATTGGCCCGTAAGCAGCCATTGCAGTGTCGATGAAGTTAGCAAGCTCTATTGGCACAGTGTAACCACCAGCGGAATTAGTGCCAGCAGTTTGAATACGAGCTTCAACATTTGTTACGCCTTGACGTAGCACGCTGCGAACTTCAGCATCAAGACCTTCAGTGCCGCCGTTTGCGATCATTTGAAAGAATGCTTCGCGGTAAGCGATTTGCTTGCCAGCATCAACGCCACGAGCTTCTGCATTTGCAGGAACAGGGCGTTTGTCCATGTCAACAGCTTGAGCACGTGCTTCTGCTGCGTCCAATTTCTCCAAGCGCTCAATGCGACCAGCCAATTTGTCATGATCAATCATCATAGCATCAAACTGACGCTCGACTTCAGCAGCACGGGTTTCGTCTGTCTTGTCGTTTACTTCATTTAGTTTGGAACGGGCTTCCGTGGCAAGGTTCGCCATTTGCTCCCGCAGGGTCTTAATGTCAGCCATTATGGCCTCCTATTTACAAGCCTTGCCCAAGGGCTGGTGGGGGCAAAACAGCGGGTGCCGCCGTTATTCTTTAGCCGTGAATGCTTTGTGTCTTGACACTTAGCAAACCAGCAAATCTTTGATATCGCCACCTTCAAGAAGTTTCGCCTTCATTCTCATGCGGCGTGCTGCTTGGCTTTTAGCTTTTTGCTGACGGTGCGCTTCAAGTGAACGCAAACCAATTTCAGTGCCGCTATAAGCTGGCGTTGTTACGATCGAAACGTCATAAAGACTTACTTTTTCAATCATGCGCTTAGGCACGGTTCCTGAGTCGTCCCAAGTTTGCTCTTCAGGAATAAACGCAAATGACATTTTATCAAGGTCACCGCGTTTCATCTTTGGCATAATGCTTCTAACATCAGGGTCTGTTGTATCTAGCTTGGCTTCCATGTATAGCCCATGCTCATCTTCACGAAGTATTAGCGTGCCAGAGCGAGTTCTAGCAAGAGGCAGGCCTTCGTGGTTAATTAGAAAAACGACGTCGTCGCGTGAAACTGCTTCAGTAAAAGCACCGCGCTTAATCACTTCAGTAAACATGCCGCCAATACGAGTTTCTTCATCAAAAACCGCAGCATAGCCTGACACGGTAACACTATCAGTCTCGTCTGCTCTGACTTCTATCTTTTCGCAACTGCGGATTTCTTTATCAGACATTTTGATCTCCATTTGCCTGTGGTTGTGTGTTACCTGCAACAGGCATAGACTGGTTTTTAATTGGCACAGTAGCGCCTTGGATCATCAAGTCATCGCCAGCTTCCATAGATGGCAAGTTCTCAATGTCGCGCACTTCGTTTGGCGTTTTAATGCCGTTCTGAATTGAAGTAGCATGAGCTTCCATGCGAGTTTTAAGGTCGCCGCGTAGAAGGTCGTCAAGCTCGAACTCAATATAGAAAGGTGAGCCGCGCCCAAATAGTTTTAAGTTCATTTCTTGCTCTGTTTGCTCGATCCAGCGCTTAACAGTGTGCTTAACAAAATGAAGATCTTGTTGTTCTACGTTAGAGAATGTGCCATGCGTTAAGTCTTGCAAGAAAACCGGCGGTAAGCTATAAATCCTAGCAATCTGCTCAATGCTAAATCTTTGAAGCTCTAAGAGCTGCATTTGCTCTGGGTTAAAACCAATAGTCTTAAGCTCGTGTCCCATCGGCAAAGCCATCACGGAGCGACCATCACGAGCAAGTCTAGCCATAGCGTTCGCTATGTCGTCAGAAGCTCGCGACGCTGCTGCGCCTGACTGGAAGTTCCCTTGAATAACAGCAGGCGGCACACCGCCTGACTGGAACGCCTTAGAACCGTACCTACTAGCGGCTATAGCCATGCCAATAGCATCACGATTTGTCATGATAGGGCCACGATGAGTCACAAAGTCGTGCTCAACCATGAATGGTATATCAATGATCTCTGTAGCATCGTAAGAACGCGTCTGGTTTGAACTTGCGCTAACTCTAACGTCGTAGATCTTTCTACCGTTAGACATGCGAACCATAATCAACGACGGGTCAAGCGCGTACAAATTAACGACTTGACCAGAGTTGTTTCTTTCAATATAAGTAATCCCGCGCCCGCCAGTAAAGACTTGGTCAAACGTGTACTTACGCCACTCAAAAGACGACATTGTTGGGTTAATAGCGTCTTGAAGAATAACAGGGATCGCGTTGTTTGCAGTAGATTTAACTTTCTGACGGCCTGTATTTGTCTTTTTGTACACGTTAATAGTTAAACCTGCAATCGTGCCGCTTAGAAAGTTGACTGCAGCCCAAACAGCAGGCACTCCTAACGCGTTGTCTATGCCAACAGTGACGCCAGAGGAAGAAACTAGCTCGCCCCAGCCCATAACGCGCATAAAATCTGAAGATGAGACTGGTACACGAGGATCTTCTACAGACCCTCGAGCCTCAGAACTTCGAAAGATGTCACGGATTTTCATTCGTTTTTTGCCTATATCTTTCGTTTATCAAGCAATCATGCTAAAATTAGGATCTTCCCACGGCGACAATGGCACTTTGTTGTTTTCCCAGGTTCCTGCAACACTCATTGCCATTGCCAAGGCTACCATTCCATCTATTCTTCCATGTGACTTAATCTTGCTTAGCTTTCTATTTCCTGCAGGGTCAGCTTGAACTGTTGCGTTTGCAGCGCACATAGTCAAAACTGGATGACCGCCATGCGCAATTTTTTTATTTAAGACTGCGCTCTCTAAGTCTCTAAGCGCAGGAGACATAGACTGAAAGCCTTGCCCCATTTGTTCGAATATAGCATCATCGCCTTCAAGTTGGCTTTCTGAAAAACCTGCCTTAAGAAGCCACGGCTTTAAGTGGCGCCAGTTCCATCTGTCAAAAGCAATTTTCTGAATGTCAAGTTCTTGCGTTAAACCAAATAGATGAAAAGCAACGTATTCATAGTCAATAGTTCTTCCAGGCGTAGCGTTTAACCAGCCATCTTTGTGCCAAACGTCGTAAGGCACTCTGTCTGCTCTAGCTTTTTCAGGCAGGTTGTGAAGTGGCAGCCAAAAAGTAGGCTTAACGTGCCAAACATCGTCGACTGGCGCTATTAAAGTAAGAGCCGTTAAGTCAGAAACTTCTGATAAGTCTAACCCGCCAAAAACTGGCAAGCCTTTAAAGCTATCTATGACAGGAGAACTGCACTCTGTCCAGATACTTCTTGAAATAAACGGCGCGTCCGTATCTACGCGCTGATTTAAAATTAAGTTTCTGTATTCTGCTTCGCGGCTTGGCATGCGTCTAGCATCTTCAGCCATTGCAAGCGTTTCAACAGCATTTTGAAAGTCACCAAACGCTGGATTTGCAGCTCTAATCGCTTCTTCAGAGAATGGGTCGAGCTCTTCAGAAGCAGAATAGAGAGAAACGACAACGCGAGGATCTTGCCCACTTAACCCATCTTCAATAAGAAGCGATAGCAAATCGCCGTCTGTTGGCGCTTGAGTGCTAATGACAATAGACAGTGGATTTTCTTGCCCGCCAGTCGCAGTCTCAAGAGCTTCGTAAAGTTCTGATCTCGGCCCTTTAACTTGGCCAAGCTCG